TATCGACTCACGCAGAGACATTCGACGCCAATGCTCCATTGAGTTCATCGATAGAGATGGAACACTTGTTCCAACAAATAATCGTTCCTCTATTCTGTTGCCGTACAACCGCGAAATCAAAATCTATCGAGGTGTGCAGTTCGGAGATGGCACAGAGGAATTAGTGCCTCTCGGAGTTTTTATTCTGACAACCGTAGAAATTACGGATACACCCGAGGGAGTTCGAATCAATGTGCAAGGCTCCGATAGAAGCCTTCGGGTTATTCGAGCAAAATTCACAAGTCATGATTTTTTTATCAATGATGCAACGGCAAAAGAAACAGCCATTGAGCAGATTCTCAAAGATAGATACCCAGCAGTTCAAACTATCTTTCCTGCAACGAATCAAGTAACCGACATTATTTATCCAACTCTTGACCAGTCATCAAACCCCTGGAAAGAAGCGCTCAAGATTGCAGAGTCGGCTGGTATGGATTTGTACTTTGATGAAAACGGAACGGCTCGTATGCGCCCAATCCCTGACCCTGATAACGGATTACCTTTAGTAGTTTATGAGGACAATACTGAATCTGTCCTGACTTCTTTGAGTCGCTCCCTGTCAAGCGATGAGTCATTCAACCATGTTATTTATACAGGTGAGGGAACTAATCTTTCAATCGGCGTTATTGGCGAGGCTAAGGATGAGAACCCAGCCTCTCCAACTTATGTTGAGACTTACGGTTCAGTTCCAATTTTCAAGTCATCGCCATTTATTTTGACAGTAGCCGAGGCAGAAGAGGCAGCAATTGCTGAACTACGAAAAGTCATTGGAGCGCTGGAAAAAATCTCATGGGACCAAGTTGTAAATCCTGCTCACGATGTTTATGACCTAGTAAAGATAACTCGTACTCCGTCGGGAGTTGATGCTACTTTGATGTTAGATTCAATAACGATTCCTTTGAGTCCACAAAACACGATGAACGCAATTGGAAGAAGTCGGAGATTCTGATGGACTTAAATTATCTTGTTAATCAAATCAAGGGCGACACCATTGCCCCGACTTTACGCATCCGTCAAGGCAAAGTAATCACAGTCAATGCCGATAGAACAATGGATGTTCAAATTGCAGGTGACACCAATACCTTGCCTTCAGTTCGATACTTGAGTAATTACGCTCCGAAACCTGATGACCAAGTATGGTTATTAAATTCAGGTGCGGACTTGCTGGGTATTGGAATGGTTGCTGGCGCAGATAGAACTCTTGCCCCAGTTGCTTACCGAACTAGCGCCCTCACAGTTACAAAAGATACGAACACCTATATTTCTTTCGAAGCCGATAATTCAGACGGGTGGGGATGTTGGACAGTCAGCGACCCTACAAAACTTACAATCCCTGTTACTGGTCGTTACATTGCCACCGCATCAGTTTTATGGGAAGGGCAAAATAGCGGCTATTGCTCTGTATTTATTGAAAAAGGCACACAGGAAATCGCTAGACAAGATGGTGTATTAACAACAAAAGAACATGGATACCACATGGCGGTTAGTTCAATACCTATCACTTTTACTAAGGGAGACTTCATTCGTATGGGAGTTCATCATGACCATAACCCTGATAATGATTTGATTCTGAGTGTCGGGGGAGTAGACCATACAGGTTATTTTAATGCGCTATCTTTAACCTACCTCGGTTCATAAACTATAGGTTAGAATTAACTCACCTAAGATTAGGAGAAACAATGGACAAGACAGTACAGGCAATGTTTGCCTCATACGGACGCTCATTTTTAGCAGCGGTCACTACAGCATTTATGATTAACGGCGGGGACATCCTCGCGCTTGACGGAGATTCACTCAAGGCGATTCTTGCTGCTGGAATTGCAGCAGTTCTCCCAGTTGCAATCCGCGCAGCCAATCCAAAGGACCCTGCCTTCGGCAAGATTGCTGACGGAGTTACTGACGCAGTTGTTGGCAAACTTACAAAAAAAGCACCTGCAAAGAAAGCAGCGGCTAAAAAGTAATGTCAGTTGAGAAAGTTCTAGCATCAGCAAAAGCCGAGGTAGATGCGGGTTATCGCGAGGGCGCTAACAATGACACTAAGTTTGGCAAGTGGTTTGGTATGAACAACCAACCTTGGTGCGCTATGTATGTTTCTTGGTGTTTCAAAGAGGCTGGACTTTCAGACATCATTGCTGCTCAGTCCAAAAAAGGTTTTGCATCATGCGATGTTGGACTCAAGTGGTTTGCTAAAAAGGGTCAGGTAGTTCCTGTTGGTCAAGCAAAGGCTGGAGACATTGCGTTCTTTCAGTTCGATGATGATGCACAGGCAGACCATGTTGGTATTGTTTTGAAGAACGACGGTAAAGGAACTCTTTGGGTTTACGAAGGAAATACCAGCGGGGATACAAAAGGAAGTCAATCAAATGGTGACGGCGCTTTCCTCAAAAAGCGAGCCTACAAACTCATTATGGGAATTGCGCGACCAGCCTATCCAGCAACTCCAGTCGTTTCAAAAACTGCTGACGCAGCAAGAGCAAAGGCATAAATATGGCTGTCGAAGAAATCCAACCAACTTTAGGAGAAGTAATGAGACGGCTTGACGACCTTACAATGGAAGTCAAGCAGATGAATCTCAATGTTGGTCAGACTTATCTTCGCAAAGATGTTTATGATGCAGATACCGAGCGTTTTGCTCAAGCAATGACACACATAACTGACCGACTTGAAAAAATGGAATCGCGCTCAGAGTGGGTCATTCGTACAGTCGGCGGTTTATTCATCATGTCAGTTGTCGGTGCCTCAATGTATGTTGGACAAATAATCGGCATCTGAGACTTGACATAACCAACAGGGGTTGTGTACCCTCTCGGATGAGAGGAGAACAACCATGTCAAATGTACAACCCGAAATCGATGAGTTCGACAATCCCGCTCTATCATCCATATCTGCGGAAAATGAGGGCTTCAAAGTTGATGACGACCAAAAGGCTGACTGGGCATTACGCAAGTTAGCAGTCATTCGCCGTAAGCAAGCAGAGAACAAAAATATCTTTGATGCAGAGGTCATCCGAATCACGGAATGGCTCTCAGCGGTCAATACAGCCCTTGACAAAGATGCCCTGTATTTTGAGGCAGTCCTTACCCCATACGCCCTCACAGAGCGCTCCAATGGTCGTAAATCCCTAGTTCTACCCCATGGCACAGTCAAAACTACGGCTGGGCGTCCTAAGATTGAAATTCAGAACGAAGTTGAGTTCTTAGCGTGGGCAGAAAAGGGCGAGCCTGAGTTGATTCGCATTAAAAAAGAAATCGACAAAAAGGTTCTAAATGCTTTACTTACCGATTCAGGTGATGTAATATCAACTCAAGGCGAAATTGTGCCATCGGTTCGAGTAATTCCAGCCGAGACTTCGGTTTCGTTCGTCATAGCAGATTGAGAGAGGAACTCATGACAGACACAACAGCACTTCCAATCGCTCAAGCAATGAGCGCAATCATGAAGGAAGTTGGAGCAATCGCAAAGAAAGACAAGAATCAGGCTCAGGGATTTAATTTCCGTGGCATTGATTCAGTCGTTAATGCAGTATCTCCAGCGCTTCAAAAGTACGGCGTAATCGTTGTCCCATCAGTTGAGGATTACGAATATGCAACAGTTGAGATTGGACGCAACCGCACAGCAATGGGACATGTGAAAGTAAAAGTTACTTACACATTTATCGGAGCCAATGGTGATTCAATCAAAGCCACGGTAGTCGGTGAGGCAATGGACTCAGGCGATAAGGCAACAGCAAAGGCAATGTCTGTGGCATTTCGAACTGCATTACTGCAAGCGCTATCTCTACCGACAGATGAACCTGACCCTGACTCATCGAGTTATGAGCGCTCAAGTGCAAAAGATGTATTAGCGCCAAGTGCAATCTTGACAAAGATTGTCCAAGCAACAGCCATTGATGCACTTGCTGAAATCGGTCAGTACATCACGACAAACAAAGACTCATACAACCCTGAGTTGCTTGAACAATTCCGTGTTAAGTTCAAGGAGCAACAGGCAAACTTAATCGTACCTAAATTGGAAGAGGACACCAATGAGACAACAACAGAGGAGCCAATCGTTACTGTTAATGCCTGAGTTGCCTTACGACCAAACTTCAGGACACAGCGGGACGGATACTTCAAAGGCTAGAGCAGTAGAGGCGGATAAGTCGGGAAAGACTGCAATGCGTCAGGCTCAAGCAATTGATTTACTCAATGAAAACTACGAACGCGGTTTGACATGGAAAGAGTTTAGTTCGATAACTGGACTTCACCATGGCACCGCTTCGGGTGTACTCTCCGTTCTCCATAAGACGGGTCGAATCGCAAGACTCAAAGAATCTCGTAATGGCTGTAAGGTCTATGTGGGATTGAGTTGGGTCCAAAATCGAGTCGTTGAAAAACAAGGGCGCAATAAATGTTGCCCACATTGCGGAGGTAATTTGTGAGTATCAGATGGATAACAAAGGTTTGGTCCGATTCACCTTATGACGGGACTCGACTTTTAATCCATCTTGCCCTTGCAGACATCTCTCACGATGATGGGCGCTTTTTTGCATCTCAGAAAATGTTGGCTGCAAAGGGTCGCTGTTCTATCGAGTATGTCCGAAAGGTCATCAATCAAATGGTTGAAGAGGGACACATCAAGATAATCAGCAAGGGAAACTCTCGAGGCAAGGCGACGACCTATCAACTTTTATGGAAAAAACTACCCAACTCTGTTGGGGAGGCTTTACCTATTGAAGATGACGAACTCCCCAACTCAGATACCCCTCACTCCCCAACTTTGGAGGCTTCACTCCCCAACTCCACTCCGCAGCATCCGTCCTATACACCCGTCCTATCTACAACAAAGAGCGACGAAACTGCTATCGCAGTTATCGCGCTCGCTGAAGTAGTTGCTAGACGATGGTGGGAAAAGCAAAGAGTTAAACCATTAGGCAAGGGAGCATGGCACTCGCTCCTTCAGATAACCAAGGCAGCCGAAGCCCGAGGCTATAGCGAGCAACAGATTGAGTTGGCACTTGATTACATTGGGACAGTTCCCACGATGCGTCAAATGGATTTAGTTCTAAGAGGAGTGGGAGTTAAAACCAAACATGAAACTGGAGCAATCAAGGCAATTGAGTTATCAGAAAAATTACGGAATGAATCTTTCTGACATCGCACTCTTGTTAGGCTTTGTGGGCATCTATGACCTCCGAGTTCAAGTTGATGAATTGAAGGTTCGTGCATGGGCTGAATCACTTGACTCTGACATGACTTTGGCGGAGGCGAAGAAAATCGTTTCTTTCCATTACGCTAACTCGGACCAAGCAATCAATCCCAGCCATCTGAATCGGCATTGGAGAGTTCGTGTTGCCTCGGAAAAAGAGCGCCTTCGAAGTGAGGCGATTAGCCGTGAGTTCGAAGAGGCAAAACAAAATGCTTTGTCGTATGACCAAGCGCAAAAGTATTTAGAAGAGATACGAAAGAATTTTCAAAAGGGGAAAGATGCTTCATTGGAAACTGATAATGGGCAGTTGGCATCTGACCTATGAGGATATTGCGATTTGTAGGTTGGTTGTACATGTGGCGACGCAGACGAGCGCAAAGGTCTGCCCTGCTTGCTTGGACGCCATCGCGGACTCGAGACTTCAATGGCTAAACCTCGACCTCTCAAAGTTAGTGACGAAACCCGATTCACAGTTCTAGGTCGCAACGGATACAAATGCGAAAAGTGTGGCGAGGACTTTCTATGGGGCGTATCAGTTCACCATAGACGACCTCGAATGATGGGAGGCTCAAAGAATGAGTTGCTCCACCAGCCCGCAAACCTCATTGCATTATGTGGCTCGGGAACTACTGGCTGTCACGGCTGGGTCGAATCTAATCGTGACAAAGCCCGTGAGTTGGGTTATCTGATTATGAAAGTCGAATCCGCCCAAGACATACCATTTCGGGACAATTCAGGCAAATGGTGGAAAATAGACAATTTAGGACAAAAGGAGCAATTTGACATTCGGGAAGAAGGCTCTGATGCTTAACCCATGTATTGCTTATGTCATGCCGAAGAAGCCGAACAGGTCATTTACCGACTTGAGTTCGAACAGCGTCCTTGGACGACCAACGCTGAACGCGCTGGGAACCGCTGGGAAAGAGCAACCCTCACGAAAGAGTGGAGGCTCGGTTTTCAACTTTTGGCTAAAAGTGAGAGGATACCTCCCATGGCATGGATTAGTGTCACAGTTGAACCGCATCAAAAAGGGGGTCGCCTTCAAGATGTAGGGGCATGCAATCCATCTGTAAAGGCGGCGATTGACGGAATTGTTGATGCAGGAGTTCTACCCGATGACTCTTCGCAATATATGAAATCGTTAATTTTCTTA